CTCTATCGTTCGCATCATTTCCAGTATCGGCTTGGTTAGTCCCCCAATTTCTATCGACCGCATCGGTCAGTAAATTGGTCTGACTGCCATACTGGTCAGAAAAATCAACGTCTGCCCGCTCGAACGTTGTCTGCACCTCTGTGCTGGTGAGTGCTTTGTTCCACACTCGCGCACGATACAGAGTTCCGGTGAAGTGCTGTTTGTCGCTAGAGTCGCCAGAATATGCCAAGCGCAATGCCGCAGTAGCACCAAAATATATGCTGTCTAGCGTTCCAGTCGTTACCTCGTTGCCGTTTACGTAAATTTTCTGAGTTGTTCCGTCGCGTGTGGCGACAACGTGGTAAACCGTATTCGCCTCAATAGTCCCGCCGGAGACGGCGGCCCAACTCGCCTCCTTGTAACCGAGTCGCAGAATGCCGTCTTTAAAACCTAAAACTTTTCGGGCGGTCGAACTGTTTGAATTTCCGATTAGGACGCAACTTGTGGTCGCATCTTCCGTGTTAAAAACCACCTCGAACGAATACTGCGTTGCGTCTGAAAACGACAATGCAGTCGCTTCAACGTGTCCCGCCGTACCGTCAAAATGCAGACCCGCGCCGTCTGTGGCGTTGACTAACTCGCGGATTATCTCACCGCCGCTAGTGGTTTTTGGTGTTACTAATGTTGCGCTCATGTTGTCTGATACTCAACAATTTGTACGGTGAAGCTACTGCCCCCGGCGTGTACTTTCATTGCACCAACATATCCATCCACTTTCAAAAACCCGCCATCGCCGCCAAGGCTAATTGACGGAGCTGAAAGAATGTAATGTGCATTGGAGGATGTCGGAGTGGTGGCATCAAGACGAACATAAATTTCGTCTGTGCCTAAATTCTGTAAAGTAATGCTTGTTCGGCTAGAGTTGGCGGCAATTGATTGCTCGCCTGTTTGACTGACTCGACCTGTGCCTGAGCCTGTCGGTACTACGTTATTGCACCAAAGTGGATTTGCCATCGTTCTAATTCCTATCGTTTGTAAGTTTAATTAAAGTGGGGAGCAGAGGGGATAACTTACGGTAAAAACCCTCTGCCCCCCGGTGGTTTATGAATCAGCAGTTGTGATTCTCTTTACGCTGATTGAGGATGTAAGTTTTACGTCACGGCTCCAATCAACAGCATATACGTCTGAGCGGCTAGACTCGTCACGATATTCCCGAACAGCAGTTACGCCACCACGCCCACCGACAAATGTCTTAAAGGCAGAGGGATCGTAAATGGTTGGGGTTGCACTACGGTTAAAAATATAAACGTCGTCGCCATTCACAAATGAATTGCTGCGAGTCTTACCTTGTTTCGTAGTATCGTAAGCCATAGTGGCAATGCGAATGTCTATTGCTGAATTAACAAGCATAGCGGAAGCCTGACCAGCATTTAAGCCAATCAAAGCTGCCCCCGGCTGTTTGGCTACGACTTTAGCATTGCTGCGAAAACGCCTCCAAGCCGTCATGCCCATAAGAATGGCATTTGGCATCTGGCCGGTATCTTTTGCAATAGCTTCAATTTGCGCGTCCAATTCATCAACCGGATCGTTGGCGTCTGAACCCCAAACCCCAACACCACCGACTGCGGATACATCATCAGCGACAGAATAAACGTGCTTCTCATGCGAGAGAACGCTGCTCTGTACCAATGTTTTGACCTTGGCTTGCTCCAAATCCAACGGGTTAATCGTACCGGCAGCATCGCGCTCGGAATCATCAATTGTGATTTCCAACGCTTGCGGCAAGCAGTTGTAGGTTGGCTCGGATACGTCCATAAAAATGCGTCGAGCAGGCCCACCTACACCGCGAGAGGTGTCATAGGTCTGGAAGGCATTCTTATTGTCGTAAGCCTTGTATTGTCCGATTGTCGCTGGCACTTGTACTTGTGGTGCAAGGAAATCGGCCGTTGCGGATTGCAAGTCATTCAGAACCCCACTCGCATAATTGGTAAGGGTTGGATTGACTGATGCTTCTGATCTTAGTCCCATAATATTCTAGTCTCCTTTATTAAACGTTAGAGTAACCAGCAACCAAAGCAGCCTCAATCAATTCAGTTGCGGTTCCTGCTTCCATAGCTACACCAGAAACATTGTTGGTGCTGGTATGCGCCTTCCAAGTTCCGTCTGTATGCACCATTAAAAGGCCACCAAGAGCGACTGTGCCACTCAGTTTAACCTTTACCGTTCCGCTTGCCCCAGCCATTGAGGCAATCGTGCTTTTCCCTGTCGTAGCTTCTCCATCAAGAATTACGCCAAAGTTTCCATTGTGTGCTGTTGAGATTGCAGCTTCTCCTGCGACTATCTTGACTGCATACCCTTCTTTGTCAGTTTGGTCTGCTGCCGGAGTTAGCGCGAAAATCGCTGTATCTCTTGTTAATGCTCCTGCCATTTTTCTACTTTATTTTATGTTGTTTAGTTAAACAGTTGTGGTCTCTCATAACGAGCCTGCGCCCAAGCGTCATCAAAGTTCATGCCGTTCTTGGCTTGAATCTCTTTGGTGGCGCGAACCTGTGCCTCATGGCCCGTTTCGATTGAACCTCCTTCGTCACGCTTGGCTTGCACCACGCGCTGAAAGGCGGGGTTTACGGGAAGTGCATTTAATGCCATGACTGCATCGGGATCATGTTCCAAGATGGATACCCATTTGGCTTTGACCTTCTCGTCCTTTGGCGGGATGCGCCCGTCCTCTACGGCTTTGTCTACGGAAGATTGGGCAGCAACTTCTTGCTCCTTTTTCTTATCTTCCTCCATTGCCTTGATTTTGGCCTTTAGGGATTTAATTTCTTCGTCCTTTTCGGCCAGCTTATCCTGCGCGGAAGTTTCCTCCTTTTTATTGGGTTCTTCTTCCTGCGAGGCTATCGGTTTTTTGTCTTTTTCTTCGTCAATCATTTGACTGTCAGTTTTGTAATTATCGCCTTCCGAGGCAACAATTGGTGTTATGTCCTTGAACGCTGGCCGATTTACAAGACCACCCGCATTCAAAGTTGTTCCGTCAATCTCCCCCTTGCTGTTCAAGGTAAAGGTTGGCGAAAATTTACGGTAATTTCTTCCCTCCAAGGCTTCCTCGCCTTTGCTTGTCCATTGCACTTTTGCACGAACGCCTCCGGCTTCGGGGTCATCCCCTGCCCAATAAAATTTAGTTACCCATGCACTTGCCTCTTTATCGTCATGATTAAAGTCGATAAAGATTTGCTCCCTGTCTCCTGCGGTAATCTTGTCGAAAGACTTTTGCAGCAAATCAGCGGTGCGAGCAGTTACAGTCAGGGTTAGCTCTGCCGGTTCCCCATTCTTGGTTGCCGTAATATCGTGCTTCCCCGGCGGGAGATATTGAATGTCCTCAGGCAAATCATCCCCAGTTATCTGCGAACTGATTGCGTGAATGATGCCGTCTGTTGCGTATATCCTATTCTTTGCCATGTATTGATTGTTGCAAACAGCATAACGCTGCTTTTCGTTTGGAAATTCATTTTTCATTGCCTCGTTTCCCATGCAGCTAGAAATAAAGGCGTTCTTTGGTTTTCCGTTTGGCGTTGGCAATGGCATTAAGCGGATTTCCTTTCAACCAATGTGTCTGCATAAAAAGTTGCCTCATCAACAAACACATCAGTTACCTCTTGTTCAGTTGGGATGCTATTCGGCCAAGGCTTCTGCGTGACTGATTTCTTCAGCAAATAGTAAGGCGTAAAACCGGATTCCTCCTGCATGGTTGGGGTTTCGCGCTCTGGAACCTTTAACCCTAAATGCTTGTTTTCCCTGCGCGGCCTAGTGGTATTCGGCTGCTTTCTTTTTGCTTCCTTCTTTGCGTTGAATTTTCTCTGTGCAGGATTGCCGCTCGACTTGTCTGGCTTTACAAGAAGCAGATTGCCTTTCTTTGATTTGATAACGAAAAGGTCATCAAACCTTTTTGCGCTTCTGTCGTATGCCTCTGGATGCACCGGAATTGTAAGGTACTGCACCCGCTTCGCAGAAATTGTTCCCCCCTTAACTTTGTGCGGAAGAATGGGGCTGCTTATTGCCACAACCACCCTGCCCCGCCCCTCTGTTATTGGGTTATTAACAGTATTCCCAACCTTGTTCCAAAAGTTTGTCCTTCTGCTTGGGTTTAACTTGTTTGGCTCATCGGCATTTTTTTCACGGTAGAACTTTTTAAGGTAATTGGAAACGCCCCTTGCCCCAACAGTCAGAACATCATTTAGTTCCTTTTCGGTAAGCTGCATCTGGTTAATGCCAGAGGGAAGTTCTACACGGGTTTGCATCATACCGGCGATTCCTCCAGTTTAGCATCCGGTGAAACCTCAAAGCGTTTGACTGCACCGTTAACCATTGCTGCGCCCATGTTGCGCTCCATTGCATCCTGCAACACCCTTGTGTCCAATTTATCAAACAGCTCCGGCATTGTACTTGCCGCCTTATTTACTGCCCTTTCAAAATCAGCATCCGAAACTTTGTCATCCATTGCCTTGCTCACTAATTGAACAAAGGCAGGTTTTACTGGCGCAAGCCACGCTTCACTTACTCCCGTAATATCTTCAATGACGTTGTTAAGCAGTTTATCCCTTGGCCCCGGTTCTGCGCGTTCGGCTTCCACGATTCCCTCTTTGGCAAACATGGGGGGCTGCATTGGCGCAGGCTCCGGCGGGGTAATGATTTCCTCGCCTGTTTGGGGCATTGGAACATCGTGCCTGTCGTAGAACCATTCGCGGGGCATATCAATGCCGCTACCCAAAAGGATTTGGTCACGCTGCGCTTCCAACACCGGATCACTTGGCCCCGCTAAGTCAGGCACTAAGGTTGGCATTTCATAATGATCGCCGTAGTTTAATTCGCAAATGGAGCGGATTAGCTGCTCGTTAAGCACATCCGCCGCCCATTCACAAACATCCTGCAACCTTGTCCTGCGAACATCTTCGTGAACATCGCCCAATGCTCTGCTGCCAGAATCTCCAACATCTGTTGTTAAGGTTTGCCCAAGAATGGTGATGTCACAAAGTTTGTCCGCTAGGTTGATGAAATAGCTTTGAGGATTGTCCTGCCCTGACTTGCTTGCCTCCTTGAACTCGACCTGTGTTCCTGCCGGGAAGGCTCCCCACGCTGCTGCTCCCATATTTTCCAACATGTCAGCAATGTCGTTCTTTATGTTTGCCGCAGCCCCGGGGTCATAGGTTGCCCAACGCAAAGGCTGTCCGAAAACCTGTGCAAAGTTCAACAGCCAATCCCGGCAGTAATTCTGACCGCTCCACCAATAGGCTAACTGTCGCAAAAGGCCATACCCCATTGAGTTGCCGGAACGGTTCTTGTAAATCCCAATCAGAAACTTGTTAGCTGGAAATTCCTCATAAACCCCATCGCCTTGCGGTGACAGCATCAAGTCGGGACTGTCATACGGGAATGAATAGTAGCGAGGGTGGCAAAAGTAAGTTGATTTTGGGCAAATGCCTTCGGGCTTTATTTCCCAAAGTATCTCCTGCACCGAAAACCCTTTTCCAACCCCATCGCATAAATCGTAAATGGCATTGCGGAAGCCATTGGTTCCTGCGATTGGATTGCCTACCCAGTTATCAATCGCATACTGAACAAAGTCGGCTTTCTCCTGCGCGGAATCTGTTGGCCTTTCTCCCCGCTCAGTAAAGGGCATAACGGTGTATGTTGCCCCTGCTGCTGCGCTTTTAAGCTCATGCAGATTCTTTGCTAACCTTGACCATGAGTCCTCCATCAACTCATAAACTTGGTATTGCTGGCGAATATCCCCACTTAGGGCGGCACGAAGTATAGCAATTACATTGGCTGGGCTTTGCTTGCTGCCCAGCGAATTGCTGTCCATGCGGTCACGGGTACTAGGCGCGACAACTCGCTTGCCGATGCTTGTCCCGTTCGGTTCCTTTTTGGCACTAAACCAGTTGCCTAAGCGGTTACTTAATCCTGCAATCATACCAAGGTCGGCCTTAATCCTGCCAATTTAGCTCGGCCAAGGATTATGTTATCTGTTTCTTGTATTGCCCCTGCCCCTTGATTAAGCACCGATGCGTAGTTAGCCAAAGCCAAGGCGGTGCATCTATCTGCATGGCCGTCAGCCCTTCGTAAAGCACGGTATTGCTTATTGCCCCCCGGCGTTGTCACTTCATTAACCGAATGTAAATCTTCCCTTATCGCACTATCCCTTGGCACTCGTAGGGTTCTTTCTTGAAAAGCCCTGCGTAAGCCGGGGAATATCTTGGCCTTGAAGCCTTGAGTGAAGGTGCATTGCTCCAGTTTGTACTGGAAGCGATTGGCCAAGGATTCGCTTAAAGCATTACCAATGCCTGTCGAATCAATAGCGGCATACGATGATTTGTTGATTCTTTCAGCAAGCAGTTCCTCTTGCAAATGGTATGGGGTGTTTCGCAAAGCCAAAACCTCCCTAGTCCAAAAAACATCGCCCACCTTTTCAAGCGTCCAGCAAACAGTCAGGTCGTGCTTTCGGCCAATATCAATCCCAACATAGCAAACCGAACGCCCCCCTTGGTCATCGCACTCCACCGTAGCCTCGTCACTTACGCATTCATCAATAAGCGTGTAAGGCAATAAGACATTAGCAGCATCCACAAACTCGCATTCGTATTCCTGCTCCCAAGCATCAGAATCATCCAAGCCACGCTTTAATTCTTCAGCGTTCATTGGCAGGCCTTCCTCAATAGCTGAATGAATGGTT